CTGCCTTGGCCTGTCCCAACAAGTCCGACGCGTTTAAACTAATATTCTCTCCAGGAATTGGGACGTTTCCACCAAACTTTCCTCTTATCTGACCAAGCGTTTCTTTTGAAAGAGCAAGAGCGACTCTTCTGATCCATTGATGACCGATTGAGTTGATATTTTCGTATGGAATATTCTCAAAGGGAAGGGTGTTCATATTGTTTACACCGTTTTGTCCGCCATCATTATCATCTTCCCATATCTCTTGACTATCAACTGTGAATCTAAACCAAATTTTTTCCTGAGATACACTATCCGGAGTTGGATAAAGTCTTAATTTGTTGTTGATGACTTCATAACTATAATGAGAAGTTCTCGTATAGAGGTGATCTTCATACTGCATGGCTTGAATCTTATTCTGCCAAGCCGGTATAATTTGAAAGGACGAATCATCGGCGTATTGTCCGTATGTATGCATATCTCCGACAACATTAAGTCCGCCGTAGTAACCATAGAATCTCCACATTTGTCGTGGAGACATATAAAATACATCACGAATCTTTATTCTTTTGTCTCCGACTTTGTTATAAAAAGGAAAAGTACTGTTATCAGAGTTTACAGCAGAAGCCGATACAATGTTCTGTAGATCGTAATCTTGTTGATCTGTAACTGTTGCAAAAGAAGCAGAATAGATTTCCTGTCTACCACCAACTCCCGCCTCCGTAGCAAAGCCATCGCCAATACGAAAAGCTGATTCAAAAGTGAAACGTGGATATGTTAGAGCAATATTTTGCCCTTCCAAAGCATGACTCGCAGATAACTGGCCGGTATGAGTGAAAGATCCTGTGGCTCCCCCAAGTGCTGAACCGATTATATTCTTAGATTGATGAATGTTTACAAGATAAGAATATTCTAAAACAGCATCTTCGAAGTTTGCATAAACATTATCTTCTGTCAGTTCAATATCTAGAACGTCTCCACCTAATCGCTTATAAGTAAAGGCCACTTGAGCAGCAGCACCAGACAAAAACTCTGTAGAACTGTCGTATACACCTAAAGGTGTGGCGGCAGCAACATTATCTGTGTTTCCCGTGATCGGCAAAATGATTGCGGATGTTTGAGAAGTTGGCGTTAAAGTGGGTAATGACATTCATGATCCTCCGTGTCATACCTAAATAGTTTATATAAAGAGAAAGCCTCTATTCAGAGGCTTTGGTTTGTTTTGAAACTTTCTTTTTCTTACGAGCAGCTTCAGCTTTCCTTTCGGCAGCTTCTTTTGCTTTCCGTTGCTTCTCAGCAGCGGCTTTTTTGTTAGCCTCTTCAAGTTTACGTTGTTTTTCTTCAGCAGCTTTTGCGGCTCCTGCTTCGGCAAGCTTCTTCTTAGCCATCATTCTTCGTCTACCAGACATAATAATCTCCTTAAAATTGTAAAATAATTAGTAAATACAAATAAAAAAGCCCCTCACAAGGAAGGGCATGGTTTGATAGGTTTGAAACTACAGATCGTCTGGAGTCATAAAACCTGTTATACGAATCAATAGTTTTCCACTTGAAACAGCGACACCATCGTCAATTCCACCAGTAAACTCACCGATAGAAATTCCATTGGACGCTTGTGGATCATCATTAAGCAAGTAGCCTGCCTGATGATTACTGGTCGCAGTTGAAGCAGCGTGTGTAACAGTAACTTTTTCAGTGCCCGGGCCAACAACAGCATTGAAAGCTCCGTTTAACTCAAAAGCCGCAGCTAAGCTTGTTGCCAAGTTTGCTTTTGTTACCAATGAGCCAATGTTAAACTTGTTTGCTTGTGCGGTTCCATTGAATGCTGTATCATCTTCAGCAACGAACAAAACACCAGTAGAGCCATCAGAATTAATTAATCTGATTGTATCAACACCATCAGCAAGATTGCCAACCACTGCGGCACTACAATCAACAATGGCGCTCGCTTTTTGTGTAGTTGCTGCTCCAGCAGTCAAGTAAAGAAACTTGTTACTTAGAACAGTAGAGTCATCATAGGCTACTATTTCATGCTGTCCAACGTTGGCACTAATGTTTGCTTTGATTTCAGTTTCACCCGTAGCATGAGCACCAAGGACACCATCATTGCCACTAGAGGCATCACCATCTAGAACTCCATCACCAGCAAAAAGCAGGTCATAGTTTGTCAATGTCCCATCGGAGATTGCTTCCAAAACAACCGTTTCAACGGAAGTGACAGCACCGAAAATACTGTTTTTAATAGTACACAAATAAGATGCCGCCGCTGTCCCTACTACGTCCTTTGCTCCCAAAGCCTTTGTTTTTAAGCCTGCTGCTGTGGCACCAAAATCAAACACCATATCAGTGACAACTTTGTAGCCTTCGCGATGTTGTGATGCGGAAACCAAAGCTTTCTTCATTACTTCGGATGCTCCAATCTCAATTGAAACACCTTGTTTTTCTGTGTCTAAGAGTTTTCCTCTTGATATTCTTTTTACACCCATAACATCACCCCCTATAAATCATCAGGGGCTACAAACCCGTGAATGTAGATAAGGAATTTACCAGCGGACAAATCTCCGGAACCAGCATGACCATCATTAGCAATATAAAGATACCACTCGTTGTCCGCTGTCTGTGTTCCATTTGTATCAATACCGGTAATTGTGGTTGATAGGGCACTTACATCCGCACCAGCGGTTGCTCCAACAGCAGCACATAGTTCAGCAACACCAGCAGGGCCACCGGCGGTATTGACAGAGTCTGAGCCTACGACGATATTACATGCCGCAGCAGAAGCTTCAACAACAACAGCTCTAACTTCCGTAATTCTTCCAAACTTAGCAAGAGTTAGTCGTGTTATATGAGCTTTTTCACTAGCAAGGCCAATCACTTGATTGTTGGCACCACCACCAACGACAGAAGTCGCGCCGGTTGTTGTTCCGAGATCAATTGCGATCTCTGTAATTAATTCTTGTCCATTTCTATGTTGCGTAGCAGACTTGATCATCGGAGCTGCACCAGCACCTGATTCAAGATCGACAGCAATACCAGCCTTCTCAACTTGGTAAAGTCTTTTACGACTTAATCTTCGATTTCCCATAATTTATTCTCCTATAGTTAATTATGAACTTGTTGCGCGACCCGTATCTACCAGCCCCTTATTCCGGTAGAGACAGTGAGCAGGGGCCTCGCTCAAAGGAGACCGCGCTTCAAGTCAAAGTAAATAGTCCCAAAAAAAAAGAAACCCCCAACTCAAAAGAGAAGGGGGCTCTTATAATACTAAGTTAATCAGAGATTAGCTTGAGTATTCTCCACCAAGGAGATCACGAACGATAACAAGACCGTACATATCAGGGCGAACCATTTTCTTCGCATAGCGAGTCATGACACCCTTACGTGGTACGAACGATTCTGGATCGAAGATTGTAGGTGTAGTTTGGAGTGGTACATACGGAGCATATACATATCCAGACTCAAGGAAACTATTTCCTTTACGTCCTACAAGGATCACGTTACGTGGGAAGTAAGGATCAACGATTACGTCGAACTTACGGCTGAGAGATCCAACCTTAACAGCTCCAATATCACCCTTGTCAGCATCAGCAGTTACGTTTGCACGGAATCCGCTGGTGAATTCAAGAACGTTAGCAACTTCAGGAGAAACGATTACGAAATTCGCTCCACCACGAAGTGTCTTACGGTGAATTTGAGCAGAAACGTCATTGATAGTTTCAATGAGAGTCTCATACCATTCGCTTACTGTTCCAGTGAAATCAGGAGCAGCAGAGTTAGCGCCAATCTCAAGACCGGTTGAACGATTTACGAACAATCCAGGTGAACGAGACCAGTATTGAGTTCCAGCAGTTGCACCGTTCACAAGATCAGCAAGGATCTCACGATCGATTTCAAGAGCAATTTGCTCAGAAAGAATAGAAGTCAATTCAACTTCAGCATCAAGGTTGTGATAAGCATTCAAATCTTGACCAAGCTCTGGAGTCCACTTAGCTTTAAGCTTCTTGGATTGAGCGGTGATCGCGATTGAATCAACTTTGATATCGATTTCTGGGATTTCTTCAATTCCTTCCATTGCGATACCGTATGCATTAAGAGCACCAGCAGCAGCTGTACCAGCAGCAACAGTGTCTTTTTTAGGATATTCTGTTGTAAGGTTAGCTGTTGTTGCTGTCTCATTCAGTGTTCCTAAGCTAACAGTGGACGAATAATACAGATAAAGCTCTCCACCTTCAATTTTAGAAAGACGACGAACTTGCTTGGTGTCATTAGCGGTGATGGCGGGAGTTCCAGTAGCTGCTGCCACGATTGCTATAAGATCACTATTGGCAGTGTTATCAACATCACCAACGATTGCAGCAAGGTTATTAACATCCAAAGCAGTCAAAGCAGCCACAGCTGTAGAGCTAAACTTGACTTCCAATATATTAAGAGAACTGTCGGATAGCAAATCAGCATCATAGCGGATTTTTTTCTTATTGGCATCAGAAATACCAGAAACAGCAAAAGAGACCAAAGTCAATTGACCAAAAGCTGAATCAACAGAAGCTGTTGGAGAAGCATAAGCATATCCTACCGCTTCACGAGCACCAGAAAGAGTCTCTTTAAGTGTAGAACCTACAAGATTTACACCACCAGTTACTTCACTAGCAACACGGTCTGTACCATAAACTGATGCAGCAGCATCATTTCCAAAACGACCACCATAAGTTTCAGCAGTGTCATCTCCAATGCTTGATCCAAAAGTGAAGTCAAGGAAGAAGATAAGTCCACTTGGGAGACTCATCGGTTGAACGCTAACCAATTGGTTTGCGATAAGTCCGGCGAATACACGACGAACGATTGGGAATGCAACAGCAGCAAAACCTTCTACGTCGTTACCACTCATAGTGTTAGCTTCGCGAAGAAGTTCCTTTGCTTGATTTTCAAGAAGACGAGCCATTCCTGCTTTCTCGTGTTCTGATTGAAGACCTTCAAGTAGACCGGTTTTTCCCCATTTAGAGAGAAGAGCAGAGCCTTCCTTCTTCATGTCACGGTTTACGATGCCTTCGGTAAGTGTTTGTATAATAGACATTTTTTAACCTCCTTAAATATTGTTATTTAATGCCAGCAAGTTTCTTCATGTG